AGCGTAACCGGTGGCCGGTTTCTTCAGAAGGTCGATAAAAATAGATTCCGAACGGAGCGTAAGAGTGTCCGAGGCTTCGAGTTCTGCGACCATCTGAACGTTGTGCCTCCCGACGGTAAGCCCCGACAACGGTACGGTAAAGCTGCCGTTCGTTTTGCCGGATTTCGTTACCTCCTTTGTGTCGTATGCCTTTCCGTCGAGATATAGGCTTATGGTCTTGCGACCGGAACCCGACACCGTGAATGGAATCGCAACGGTATCGTATGGGCCGTAACCGCCTCCGGCGATAGAGTTCGCCAACGAGTAGGCACTTGAAAGGGCCAGCGTCATAGCCTTGACGCGGGCGGTAGCCTGACGGGTGCGCTTGGCTCCTGTTTCCGGGTCGATTACCGAGGCTTTGACCGTGATATCGGTTGTTCCGCTTCGGACGTAGCTTGTTATGTCGAGTTCATAATCACCTGCGGCCACGTCGTTGAGAGTGGTCGTAAAAGTCGTAACCGCGCCGTTCTTGACTGTAATTTCGATGTCGGCTCGTTGGCCGGTCGATTCTCCGCCTTGGTCGCCGCCGAGATACTGGTGGTCGTATCGGTAAAGGAGTTTAACGGGGCTACCCTCGCGGATTGTATCGTTATCGACCGAGGCGGAAAGTATGATTTTAGCGGTTGCCCCGGTTTCACCGCTGCCGCCACCCGTACTTACGGGAATATCACACCCGGCAATCTCTTGACGCTTGTCGTTGATGATAGCGAGATGAATCTCCGTACCCTCGTCGTTCATCGTAGCGTCAAGGTCGGCGACTGTTTTACCCTGAAGGTCGGTGATTGCTTGCGTAATTACGTTATTCTGTACCGGGTTGGTTGATGTTTCGTTTAGAGTTTCGTCCACCTCCACCTCGTCAACGGTGATATTTACGATACCTTCAGCGTCTGGATTTACGGGGGTGTTGTTGAGTTTAATCCCGGTAATTGTACCCTTTCCGCCGGTGTCCTCCCAGCTCTCCGCCTTTTCCCATTGGGTTAGCGTCGAGCCTTTGAACTGCTTCGTTTCCCAGTCGCCTGTGCCGAGGCGGTAGGTTATCCAGCGACCGAGAGCGCGGTGAGTGGCCGGAACCGCCTCGATAGCGGCCTGAAGGTCGTAGAATCCATTTTCGGGCGGAACAAGTTCCGTCACGTTTATAAGATTACCCGCGCCCTTTTGGCCTACGCCCTGCCAATCCTCCCAATCTGCCGCCGCTGTCAAGTCTGCGGCTTTACCGTTGCGGAATTTCAAGCCTCCGGCGGTAAACAGATATTGAACAAAGTGGTACGTTGTCGGTTTTCCTACGGCGTTCGGACCGGCATAACGGTAAACAATAAGAATTTCATCGGTCGGGCCTTCCAGAAAATAGAATCCCGCTTCGGTGAGCGCGTTCAGATTGTAGCCGTTATCTTCAACCTTGAAACCGGCTTCGAGGAGTTCGGTTTTATATTGGAGGTCACTAATCGAATAGCCTTGTTCGCGTATTTTCTTGGCGTTTTCGGTGATACGCTCGTCAATAGCCGAGAGCAACGCCACAAGGGTGTCCGAATCCTTCACACCATTTAGGAAGGTGATAATTTCGTTAAAATTCTCGATTGCCGTCGATGCGTTCTTGCCGAGAAGGTTGTTAATTGCCGTTCGGTTAGTGGCTGCGGCTGTCTGCGCGTCTGAAGCTGTTCGCGTCACCGTCTGGAGAGCGAGCTTAAGCGTGTCGATAGTGCGTTGCAGAGCCGCGTCGGCTGCCTGTCGTTCGGCTTTCTCGGTTGCTACCGCCGAGTTATTCGTCAAAAGGTCTTTATATCCCTTATTGAGAAAATCGAACACACGGGCGACCATCTCGTTTGTAACGCTTTCGGGGTCCTCGGCGTTCCAGATAACCGTTATAAGGTTATCAATAAACTGTTGTGTCGTGTCTGCCATTGTGATAATGAGTTAATTAAATTGTTTGCTGAACTGCTTCGAGAATACTCGCGGTTTGCGGCCTTCCGTTCCGTCGATGATGTCTTGCATGATGTTGGTTTCATCTTCCGCCATTTGCAACTTGACGGTGAATTTTTGGGGCGTTTCCGGACGCGGCTTGTATTTGAGTTCCTCGATAGAGGGTATAACTTTAACCGGGAGTTCCGAGAGGTCGAGCAAATAAACCTCCTCGCTGCCTATCATATCCATGAGGAAACGGACGGTATCAGCCCGCATAACTCCGGTTTCGATTGTTAGCGATTGGGGGCGTGTGATACGTTCGCGGTCGGCGGTGAAATCGTCGGTTTCAGCGTCGTATCTGCTGAATCTTGCTTCATCGGCTGCGGCGTAATCGGGTGTAATGGTAAGTTCTCCGGCGAGTTAGATAATCTCGAATACACCGAGAGAATTGCGGAATTTCAGGCGGTAGCGTTCCCGTGCCGGGTCGCTCCGCTCAATTACTATGCTACAAGAGTATTGCGAGGGGTCGCCCTTGTATATGTCGAAACTATTCGACAAAACTCCGTATTCATCGAAAAACTGTTTTCGTAGCGCGTCAATATCAAGCGCAAAAATACCGTTGTCGAAATTCCCGTCTTGTATTAGAGTTTTGCCCGTCGTTCGTTCTACAACGGTCATATACAGAAATCTCTCCAGACTTATGAAATAGAGCGGATAAAGTTCCGTTTCCTTCATCACTATGCGCCACCCTGCGGTTCGGGTTGTCATAAAAAAGTTATTGGCGTTGTTGAGAAAACGGGCCTCGAAAGCGTCGGTTTTCATTCTGGCATAACGTCGGTAATTCTGACGCGAAACGCCTCCGGCGATAATAAGGCACTCCCATTCGTCCAGATTATCCTCGGTAATATCAACGTAAATTTTGCGTTCGGAAATCGTGCCGTTGTCCTCGACCTCACGAACTCCGTTTATGTGGTACGACATTATCGGTTCGCCGATAGTGTAGGCGTATGCGTCCACAATCTCGGAGATATTGACGCTAAAGGGCTGGTTATAACGACCCACATAGCGTTGGTTCATGCCGCTGGCATAGACGGTGAACGGAATCCCGGTAATAGGATTGTAGTCGTCAACCGTCAAGCTGCTGCGTAGCAATATCGGATTTTTTGAAAAGGCGATACCCTTTTTTACATTTGAATCCATTGTAAGCGGGTTTAAGGTTTGGCCGTAACCATGAGTATAGAACCGGTGAAGGAGATTTCAACGGGGTGAGCGTTAATAAACTCGTCGCGCTCGGTACTGGGTGTTGTCAGGAACTTGTAAAACTGTTCCTTATTCCCCACATTCGTTTCACGCCACACTTCGTAGAGGGCGTTAACGTCTGCCGCTTGTGGGGCTGCTGTTATGTTATTGGCTTCCATGATTGCAAATTTCATTGAATTGCCACGGAGGGCAAAGGACTAACGATGCGCACTTACGAGCGTTACGGTATAGGTGATTGTAATAGTGATTTGTCCTAACGGGATTTCGCCCGGCTCCGTTTCGTAATGGTCCGGGTCGCCTTCTGAAACGTCGTACAGTTCCCATATTTCGTAGGTGGCGCGGGCCTGGTACTGGCGCGTTCTGGTCGCTCCCTCCATATTACAAGTACCGTCCGCGTTGTACGGGTCGGATTCCCACGTTAAGCCGGTTTTCTGCACAGTTACAGGCATGGCAAGGCCGGGCCATGTGTAAATATTTGGTGCTTGATAGTCCGGGTTAGCATTTTTCCACGCCTTGATTGCGGCGTTTTTGCTCTCGGTTGAGTTATAAACCGTCTGAAGGGTGTCCGAAACGTATTTCCAGTAATAGTCGGTATCTAACAAAGTAAAATTCGGTATATTCTGTTCAGTGGCGATGTTGTACGTTCCTTGCGTTTGAATTGTCCGTAACTTGATTTCCACGGCAATCTCTTTACCACCGGGCAAAGAATAGTTAACGGTATCAATCAGGCAGCGCACACCCTTGAACATTACCGGGCGGAACATATCGAGCTGCTGAATCTCTTGCAGCTTTAGGCGGCCTTTAATTTCAATCGTTCGCGCTCCATGCCTCAAAATTTCATCATACTGCCGCCAATACTTATCGAACAGGCCGCCTTTATACTGAAACAGTAGGGAGGTTGTGTGCTGCTTTCCGTCCTTGAACGTGTCGCCTGTCACTGACGCGAACCGGCCTTCTGTACTGTCGTAGCTCGTTTCAATTCCGGTAAAAGCGAACATAAACGCCAGCGGCGTATCTCCACCCTCCGGTCCGTCAGAACCTTTAATATAACTGTGGTTGTGACGCATACCTTTCAGATAAAAAGGTACGTCGTCGGCAAAATCGCCGTAAGTTCCGTAAGCGGTTTTTCGTATCTGGACATGAGCCAGCGGCACAAATTCGTCGTCCGATGTGATTTCTTCAGCCTCTACTCCGGGCGTTTTCGGGTCCCAATTAAAAAAGCTGGTAGAACCTTCCTTCGATTTCCTGTTTACTTTATCATATCTCGACCATACCGCCGTTTTTCGGTTAAAAGTAAAACTTATATTTTCATTTTCGACGACTGAATCACCGATTTGAGAGGAATCGAAATTCTTAAAAAAGTCCTCGAACCGCTCCGTTTCCGGCTCGGCGCAATCTATCGAGGTGGAGGCGGATAACTTGATATATTTACCCTTGTCGTAGTTCACCACCGGCGGCTCGGATATTATATTACTTAAATCCTTTTGAGCCGGTTTGTTGATTATGTCGCCAATAAAGGCCATAGTTACGCGGCAAGTGCTGAAATCGACATGATAGACGAGGCCGAAACGCGCCCAGAGGGCGGCCATGAACGCCTCGACCGTCACGTCTGGCATGAGGTCGAAATAATTAACATCTTTCTGACAACAGGAATCAGCGCAATTATTCAGCACGACAAGCCGGGCGAGGTCGTTATCAGTCTTGAACGGATTCGTAGCGATTGACATACCTAAATCGGAAAATATCAACTCCAGAACTCGCCACACCCTTACAAATGGCGTGAACCCGTAGTTTTCCGGGACTGAAACCTCCGTAACCGTTCCGTTGATTGTCCTTGTCACCTTATCGACGCTTCTTAACGCTTTGTATTGCATTGCGGTGCGCGTCCACATATTCAATATTTCGACCTTTTCGGGGTCGATAATAGAATATGTTTCGAGCCATCCTTCTTTGTCGATAGCGGTAACAATAGGGAAAACCGCCAAAGGGTTGGTTTTCGGGTCAGCGTTGTGATATATCTCGTTAAGTTCCGACATCAGACCGGCAAGAGATGAGTGCCGCCACATGGGGAGCGTCGAAAGTTCGGTCAGTTTCTTATTTTTCCATTTTTCGTAGGCGGTGGAGTTGTCGAAACCGACGTTAAAGGTTATACCGTCGCGGCTGTTTGCGCTTGTGTAATTCAGTGTGCCGCGACGTTGGTATGCGCCGTTCCCTATGATACAAGTCCGCTCCGGCTCGTTCGGATTCTCTGCGTTGTCAACTCGGACAACGTGGCCGGTCAGTCGGTTGTTACGCCTCGTCGGTGGAACGGTGGCCGGTATTGATTGGCTGCCTTGGTCGTTAAATATCGGGTTGGTATCTTCTACAGCCATGCTGAAACCTTCGGGGAGGTCGAGAGCTTCCCCTTTGATAAGTATTTTTATCATAGCGGTAATTACTTTTTGTTTCTGGTGAACGGAGCGCGGGCGCGGTCCATCGTTTCCTTCGCGTCCTCTATGTCCTTGTAAACGATATATGCCCGGATTGCCTTTGTTGCCGCCCGGAACTCCTGAACGGCCTTTGTAAATTCCTCCATGCTCAACGAGGGTGCCGGGACGGTATAACCTCCGTCGGCGTAACCGGCGGAAGGAGCGGCGGCCATACCTGAACCGAGGATTTTATTACGGCGTATCGCCTCGATTGTACCCACCGCGTCAACTACGCGAGGGTTGTCCATAATAGGCTTCGGCACGACGTACTCGCCGCGATGAACGACACCCGCAACCTCGTAGCGGTCACCGTCGCCTGTATATCCGCCGTCAGAGTAGCCGGATAGCACTCGTTCAGCCTTGGCCGGAGCGGCAACGGTGCCGGAGCTGCCGGCGGTATTGCTCGGCTGCATATTCTTGATTTTGTCGCGTTCGGCTTTCGCGCTCACTATTTGAGCCACACCGGTAGCCGTCAACATGGCGGCGGCTATAGCTCCACCAATCGGGCCGAGCTGCGCGAAAGCCTGCATTATGGCGACGGCGGTATTTCCTATAATCGTGGAGATTTTAATCGCAAAATCAACATCGGCGTATTTCTTTTGTATTTCGAGTTTCTTGTTTTCCTTTTCTTCTTCGAGGGCTGCAGTGTCCTCTCCGTTATTCTTTGCCTGTTGTATCAAGACATCATATTTCGCGTCACTCTGCGCGATTTCAGCATCTTGTATGGCCGAGAACATCGAGCCGGAAAGATTGGCGTAATAATCGAAATACTTTTTAGCGTTGGTAACGCCTAACTGTAATTTTTTCTTTTCGTAGTCCTTAGTTGAGATAAGGCCCTGACGGTGGTAATTTTCGAGTTGGGCGAGTTCGCGTTCGTACTCGTCGGCCCATGATAGCCCGACAAGTTCCTGAAGCTGCCACATCTGCTCTTGATACTGGTAATTAAGGGCGGCGATACGGCGTTGTTTCTCCGTTTCGAGTGCTACAGCTTGCTCTGTACCTTCTCCGACAACTTTCACCGCTGCGGCGTATGTCTGTTCGATACCTTGACGCTGAAGGTCGAAGGCGTTTTTTATCCCTTCTGCGCTGGTGGTATCGGTAGAGAGTTGGCGGATTTGCTCGACAAGTTTACCCGTATCAGTGAGTAAATTGCTATTCATTTCGCGCATCTTTGTCTCCAACTGTTCACGGGTACGCTGCCACGTTTCCGCGTCCATGCTATAATCGTCCTCCAACTCGTCGTAATACCGTTGCATTTCGGCGAGTTGGTCGGCGTGGCTCTGACGCTGCAAATTAAGGCTGTATAAACTTGCGGCCTCTTGTGAGATTTCGCCTTTTGCCTGAGATTCTTTTATTATAAACTCCTGTTCCGAGTAGAATCGTTTTACTGCGGTCAGTCGATTTTTATAATATTCATCATTTTGCTTTATGATAGCCTTGTCGATTTCCTTTTGAGCTGCCGCCGTCTGTTGTTCGATTTGGGTCTGGGCGGCGTTGATTGCGTCGAGGGTTTTCGTGTGGGTGCTGTCTGTTTTTTCTCGGAGCGTTTCGAGGGCAGCCGAAAGTTCGCGGCCATACCGAATTAACTCCCGGCTCTTCGCGATCGTCTGCTCCGATTGAGTAAGATTTTGTTTATTTATTTCCAGTAGTCGGCGTTGATGAGCGTCGGAAATAGGATTTGTAACCTCGTCGAGAGAATCCGCGCCGTAAGTACCCGGCTCTCTCTTTATCTTATTTTTTCCGAGGAGTTCCTTTTTTTCTTCCTGAAGGAGTTTGATACGTTTCTGAATACGGTCGAGTTCTTCATCACTCTCCGGGTCAATTTTTCGGAGGCGTTTTAACTCTGCGTTAATTTCTTTAATTCTGGTAACGGCCTCCTTTGCTGAATCGTTCAGGGGTTTGAACGGGGCCACCTCCGGTTCAGGGTCGGCGAGGTCGTCGAAAGTAAGGCTAATTTCGTGAAGATATTCCTGAAATTCTTCAAGAGCGCGGGTTTGTTCGGTGCGTTGCTGTTTATACCAGTCAGTAAACGAGCCGGATAATTCTTGTTGCAGTTTCAGTATTTCGGCATTTTCGCTCCTTAATATGCCGTAAGGGTCGTTCGCCCTCATTAAATCTTGGTCGCGTTTAGCCTTGCCGGCTTGCAAAATCGCTAATCGCATACGCTGCTGTTTCCACTTTTCGTAGGCTTCCTGCTGTGCGTCTGCGTCGGCTTTTAATAACTCTTGATATTGGCCTTTTGCGGCTTCGATTCTTAATTTCTTTTCAAGCGACAAAATATAATCGTCGAGGGCTTTTTTATTCTCCCGATAAGCCCCAGTTTCAGAATCAAGTTGAGCCTTGTAGCCCGGAATTATTCGATTCAGTTCATTTATTGCCTTTATACGGTGTTCCTTCGTTTCGAGTTCGTCCATAGCGACACGCCGCAACTCCATAAGGCGGTCGCGTTCCATTTGCGCTTGCGCGTTGGCCTTTGTCACGGCCTCCCGATACTTATTTGTAGCCTCGGTAAGATAGGAGGTTTCGGTCGTAGCCTTCTTTGAAGCGTCTATAAACGACATGATACCCGTAACAAGTAACGCGATACCAGCCAAAACCAAACCGATAGGATTCGACTTTAACGCGGTGTTGAAGGCGTGGGTGGCTGCGGTTGCGAGTTTGGTAACGGATATTTCGGAAATCATCGCTACCTTTTTCGCTACAATATCGGTGATAAACCTTTTTACGGCTGCGGAGGTGGCGATTACCGAAAGTTTATACACCACGAAAGCGGCTACCAGCGCGTTAATAACCGCGATTCCTAATTTTGTTTGTGTGAATAGATTTGTAAACCAACCAATCGCCGAACCGAGTACGGAAATCAATCCTCCAACGGCTTTAACGACAAAACCGAACGCCGTTCCGACGGGTGTCAGTGCATCGATAAACGTACCTAACCAGTTAACTACGGCCGTACCCCACTCGTAGAGAGTTTTCAGGGCTTCGCGGAAATCAAAGAATTTCAAAATTAAGCCCTCCACTGCTGACTGGAATCCGGCGAACGAACCGGCTGCGTTGTCGGCCATTGTCGCGGCCATTTGTTGGAAATCACCGGTACAATCGGTTATCGAATCACGGAGCGCGAGAATTGAATCAGAACCGTTAAGGAAAGTCGAGAACGCGGCCACGCTTCGCTTGTCGGTCAGTTCGAGGGCTTTCGCGAGGTCCACACCTTCCGCGTTAAGTTTGTTCAGCCCGTTAACCAGTTCGTCGAGGTTAGTCACCGGGCCACCGAGGGCTTTCGCGAGGTCGCCGTTAGCGTCTGCCAGATTCAGGAGGATATTACGGGTTGCAGTGGCTGCATTGCTTGCGTCGAATCCGGCGTTTGAGAGTTGGCCGAGGAGTGCGGTCGTTTCTTCGAGGGAGAACCCGAACGCATTGGCAACCGGGCCGACAGTTGACAGCGAAGCCTCCAGCTTGTGAAAATCAAGTGCGCTTTTAGTTGTGGCAACGGCAAAAGAGGCCATCACCGCTTCGGCTTGGTCTGCGTCCTTGTTAAACATACGCATGGCGGCACCGGCGAACGCTGCCGCGCTCGATAGGTCGGTATCGACTGCCTTCGCGAATTTCAGAACCGAGGGGGTCAGTTTCTCTATAACGTCCTGCGTGAATCCGAGTTTTGCGAGTTCGGTCTGAAGGCCGGTAACCTCGGAAGCGGTGGCGGTTGTGGTGCGCCCTAAATATTTCGCTTGGTCGGTCAGGCGTGAAACTCCGTCGATAGTCGTACCTAGTACGGAGGCAAGTTTTGAGTTAGCCCGTTCAAAATCCTGAATAATGTTTGTCAGTTGCTTGAACGCCCCGATAACTTGCGTCATTATCACCATACCCAGGCCCATGAAAAAGCCCTTTATCGAGGTGGCTATCTTATCGAGCGACAAGAGCGAGGCCAGAAAACCGCGTGTCGAACGCTGCGCCTCTGCGAGAGCCTTCTCGGTGCGCCGTATCTGGTCCTCCAACTCTCTGTATCTTTTCGGGTTGGTGGCTTTTGATGTGTTGTTAAGTTCGCGTTTAAGGTTCTTCAGTTCCTTACCGAGCTGCGCCGCCGACATTCTGGAAATGTCGATTTTTTGACGCTCGGTTTCCATAGCCCGCTTGTTGGCCTCAATCTCGCGCGTGTTAGCCTGAATCGTTTCGTTCAGGCGTTTTATTTCCGCCGAGTGGTCGCCTTCGGTAGCGGCAAGGCGTGAAATCTCCTTACGGTGTTCCGCGTTCTGCTTCCGTAGCGCGTCGGTCGCCTTGGTAAGTCGGTGAATTTCCTCTTGTGCCTTCTGTGCTTTAAGGTCGAGTTCGACCGCGATTTTATCGTTATTTAATTTCGCCATGACAAAGGGGGTAATCTTGTTTGCGGCAAAATTACCCCCTTCGGGTTAGTCTATGAAGGACACCTAATTAACGGAAAATCTTCGATAATATCCTATACCATAACGGTAGTTTTCGCGGCTTTTCTTCTTGCCACGTCCATATCTGCTCACCGGATTTATAGCGTCTGACTATTTCAGCAATAGCCAAATATATCATTACACTTACAGCACTTAAAAACAGTGCCGCAAAAAACGCCTGTATTGGAGTTGTGGGGTCGATACGATAGAATACTCCATACCATACAACTACCACGATAGCAAGTAATATATATTTCAGTATCCGTTTCATCGTTCAAGCCCTTTCGTTAAAAATTCGGTAATGAGTTGAGAGGTCGAAACCTTCCGGCGGTCTGCCTCGTCGCGTATGAGGTTTAACAACCATGTGGGCAAAGTGACCGAGATTTTAGTCCTCGGCTCTCCGTCCACTGTTTTACGCCCTGCGCCTTCTCGTGCTCCGCCGCTGCCTATACCGCCCATAACTGTATATTATTTTCGTTTCCACAAAGTTAAGCAAATTATTTGATTTAGGCGACATATTCAAATAAAAAAGTATATGTTATAAAACATAAAACACCTCGCCACGATTTCGGGCGAGGTGCGCAACGAGTTGGAAGGGTTCACCCTTTAGAGGGTGCGCGTGATGAAATGAGCCGCAAGCCATGCGACACCACTACCGAGAACCGCGCCGATGATGTCGGCCACGATGTCCCAGACACAAAAGTGGTTTCCCTTCTGGCGACGGTCGCGGAACTCTTTCCAGATACCGACGGCGAGGGCTACGGTAAAAGCGACAAGAGCGGCCACCCACTCCTTATGTGGCGGAATGTGGGCGATGAGTGCGCCGATGAGTGCGGCGATACAGAACACCACAAAAATGTGCAGGAGTTTATCCTGCCCCTTACTGTCTTTACATACTGACATAATGCAAAAATTTAAGTTAGTGAAAATTGGTTTACTGTGCTGCGGTGTCGTTTCCCTCGTCCGCCTCTGCTTCCTCCGCCTTCTTACGTCGGAGGTCGCGGCGGGCCTGGACGGCCACGGTGATGAACGAGAACACGAACAGGAACAGGGTTTCGACACCGACGGCTGCGAGGATAGCGATTAACGCCATTGCTTTGTTCCATGCCCACCAGCCGAAAGCGACACCGGGGGCAACGAGGAGCGCACCCCGAAGGATTGCGCCCACAATAATTTTTACTTTCTTCATTGTTGATAACTTGTTATGACTGTTGATAACTCTCGCGGATAGAATCGGCCAAATTCTTGCGTAACCACGCCGAGAACTCAAACCGTATGTCGTTGAATGTTTCTTTGTAGAGAATCCTCCAGACCGGGCGGTTATAGATTCGGTAATTACCGAGCCGCTTCATGTCGAGGAATCGGAGATATGTCGGGTACTGCGCTTTTGCCGATATGCCGGAGCCGGAGCCGGTTATCGAGAAGGTCGGCGAGGCTAACGCCTGTTTCAGCCGCCCCGAACGGCTCCGGGGTGTTCCGTCGGTGCGGTAGGCTTGTTTTCCATATATCTTGGCGGCGGCTATACGTCGCTGCTCCTTGAATATCCGGCGGAATCCTCGGTTAACGTATTCGGTGAAATACTTTGCTATCTGGTCGGGGTCGTCCATATCAGTAAGATGTTACGTTGAAGGCTATCGACCAACCGGCAAAGCGTCCGTAAAGTTCCGTTTCCGGAGCGGTGTCGATACTGTCAACCTCGACACGCATAACCGGGCATCCTGCTCTCTGGTCGTTGAGCAATATACTTTTTACCTCGTCGATAATCGGCTGTGTCTGCTCCAGCACATCGAAGGAGCTGCGGCGTTGAGGGTCGTATTTCGCCATAACGAAAACCACGCATTTATTCACCTCCTTGAAATTATCGACATTCTTCGCGTTGGATTCAGCCAAAGGAGGAAAAACGAAAAGATTTACAGAGTTCGCCGGTAACGACTGAATTTTCTTACCCATCTGCTCGTCTATGGTGACGGGCAGAACCTCGGTTATAGAATCGACGCGGCGGCCTACTCCTTCCCAATATTCGCGGTACTGTAAGAGATTTATCATATCTTCCCGAAATAGTGGTCGGCTTCGGCTGCTCGGCGTTTCATCAGTCCGGGGAGGGGCTTCAGTACACCGTTAACCCTTGCGTTAACGTGTTTCATGAACTCGGCGCGGATAGTGGGGTCGTTGGGGTCGGCCTTAACCTTGCGGACAAGCGTCGGGGCTTTGACGGTGAGCGACCCGATATTGTAGGATAGGGAAACAAGCGCGTCGAACTGGTTGTTATTCAGAACTACGCCCGAAAACAGCGGCGCGACTTTTTCGGCGAACTTGCGGACATCGGCATCGAACAGGCGGTCGGCCTCCGCCTGTGTGATTGTCTTGCCCGGAGTGACATCGGCGCCGGTGTGTCCGTAGCCGATAGTGAGGACACCCGCCGGGCAACGGTAGGCGGTTAATTTACAGCCTTCCCAGCCCTTAATGAGCTGCTTAATTTTCTGCGATAATTCCATGATATATAATTATTTGAAATTGACTTGTCGGTTAAGTCGGTTAAAATATGCTTATTTTGCAGGGGTATTCCGTTTCTCGCTTAGATACTCGAATTTGCATTTATACAGGTATATGAGGACTGCCCACATATCCGCCTTTTCCACCTGATTGACATTTCCGAACAGTCCGGCGGAGGCTATCTCGAAGGTGATACCCGTCCACCCCGTCTTGTCGTCCGGCTTCGTGCTTCCGGTGCTTTTGAATATAATCCGAAAGTCGATTTTCTTGCCGTTAATCTCAATCGGGCCGCTCTGGATAGCCTTCCAGACAGAGGAAAACAGTTTCGGCGCGTGGAAGGTCAGGAGGTCAGGCACCGGGGCTTCTTCCGGTATGTGGTAAAGCGTGCGGGCAATATGTTCGCAACCTTCGGCCATAGCTTCAGGGTCGGCTTCGTTAAGACATTCGGCAACTGTATAGCACTCCACGAACTCGCCGAACGTAACGCCCTGAAACAGTGTTCCGGGGCCTTTGTAGCCCTTGTATTCCGGAAGGAGATTTATAACAGTGTCGAAATTGAGGTGAATCCGTTCGGCGCCGGCGATCATCTCCTTGACAAAAAAGTTATCGACTGCCGAAATCTGCGTTTCGAGTTCTTCGATATGTTCCTCTTTCAGTATGGTGAAATCGGACTTTCCGAGGCCTATCAGATAAGAGAACCAGCGAATACGGAAACAATCGGGGGTTATTACCTTTCCGGCGAGAGCGAAAGCCAGAAAGCAATAATATTCATATTGCTT